TGACCACCCTAGCAGAACTGAAAGGAGAACAAGATGGGTGAAGCACCAGAGCGAATTTATCTAGACGGGGATGTTGAAGCCGGTGACGGAATGTTCCCTCGATGCTTTGAGAGCCCGAAATATGCCAGCGAACCGCAGGTAGAATACGTCCGCTCAGACCGCATCGAAGAATTGGAGGCGAAGCTGGCGGAGGCGGTGGAGGCGCTGACCCGAATTGAGGATTTGACGTGTCACAATATGCCGATGACCGCCAAAGACGAGCAGTGCGTCAACCGTGAAGCCCGCACCACCCTCGCAGAACTCAAAGGACAAGACGATGAGTAAGATACACACCGAAAGCGAGGTCTATGAAATGATCCGCGTCAAGCTGGCCAACCGCACGCAATCCAGCCTAGCAGATGAGATCGGCTTGAGCCGCTCATACTTCAACGAGATCGTGCGCCGCCTGCGTCCGCCGTCAAGCGAGGTGCTGCGGTATCTAGGGCTACGCAAGCACACAGTTTACGTTGATTGGTCGCAGGAAAAGGAATAGGATTGCAGGGGCGGTGAATGATTGGCGCATTCGGTAGCTACGTCAGCCGGGAAGAAGTTACGACTGCAAAGCGAAAAGATCGCCCCTGCCCAAACACATTAGCGCCGGGCGCAAACGATGGAAAGACCAAAATGCACAGGACCGACATTCTCAGCACCGCCAACAGTTACATCACACAGGACCGCGCAGCGACGCACGGGGATGCCGAGGACAGTTTCTCCCAGATCGGGGCCGCATGGACGTGGTGGCTTAACGAGCGCCTCAGCGCGCCTATCTCAGCGCATGACGTAGCTATGATGATGACGCTTTTTAAGCTGGCCCGCACCAAGGGCAATCCAACGCACATCGATAATGCGATTGACGGCTGCGGATATCTCGCAATCGCTGGCGAACTGGCTACAGGCGATGACTAGCAGGGTCGGAACAGCGCAGGTCGCACTAGACGTAAGTGAAGCTGACATGGAGGTCGTGGCAGAGCTATGCGAGTTCCTGCATGATACGTTTGAGCGCGAGATCGAGGACGGGACGACACCCGCCGAATTGGTTTTGACGATCGGCACGGTGCTTAGCTACATGTTTGGCGAGGACCAAGGCGAGATGCACTGATGGACAAGTGGCGTACACCAGAGGCAGCAGAGTATCGCAAGCTATACCAAACAAAGGCGTGGCGCATACTCAGAGAGCAAGCCCTACTGCGTGACGGCTACAGGTGTCAGCACAAGCGGTGCGGCGTAACACTCAAGCGCGGGCGAGCAGACCCACGCAGCGCAGTTGTCCACCATCTAAAGCCTCACAAGGGCGAACACGACCTGTTCTTTGACTTGGATAACTTGCAAGCGGTATGCTGGACATGCCACAGCGGAGACATCCAGAGCGCAGAGGCCCGTGGATACGACACACAGATAGGTGATGACGGATGGCCCATTGATCCAAGTCACCCCGGCAGGCAATAATTCAACCAAGCGCAGGCGGGGTGGGTCAGATCTCTAATGCGCATAACGGCGAACCGGCGTGCGAAACTCTCTTTTTGCGCGTTTACGGAAAAAACAGGAGGAAGCTATGAGCCAGAAAAGGCGCAGCGACAAGAACAGCGTGACGGCGGCCTTGGGTGGGTTCAAGGGCGCGATGGACAGCGTTCCCCCGCCTGAGGGTGTGCAGTTGCGCAGCGATGAAGAGATGGTAATCTGGGACCAGTTCACGCGCGCGCGCGCACGCGAGGATTGGCGGGACATGGACCTGCTTTTACTGGCGAAGGTCGTGCGCATGGAAGCTGACATCCGCAAGCATCACGAGATGCTGGATCGCACGGGTGTTTTGATAAAGAACAAACGCGAGACGCCTATTCCAAATCCCCTGCTAAATGTAATCGACACGCTTGAGCGCAGGCAGCTTGCCGTGATCCGTTCTATGTCTCTAAACCAGATGGCGTCTGACCCTAGAACCATCAATGCTGCGGGTCAGTCGGTCAATCAAAGCCGTGCTGTCATCAACGGTTTCGATGAGAACGACTTAATTGCCATGCCGACGAGGACGCAGTGACTAGGGGCGAACAGGTCTGCAAATTCATCGAGGCATTCTGCCCGGTGCCTGAGGGCAAGCTGGTGGGCAAGCCGATCAAGCTGATGAAGTTCCAGCGGCAATTCATCTTGGATGTTTATGACAACCCGAAGGGCACAAGCCGCGCATACCTCAGTGTTGGCCGAAAGAATGGCAAGTCGGCTTTGATTGCGGCGATACTGCTGGCGCACATCGTTGGACCTGAAGCTAGGCAGAATAGCCAGATCATCAGCGGCGCTCGCAGTCGTGAGCAGGCCAGTCTAGTTTTTAAGCTGGCCGAAAAAATGGTCAGGCTTTCTCCGCGCCTATCTCAGCTTATCAAGATTGTGCCTTCGCAAAAGTCTTTGGTCGGCCTGCCGATGAATGTTGAGTACCGGGCGATCAGTGCTGAGGCTGGCACGGCGCACGGCTTGTCACCTGTCTTGGCAATTTTGGATGAGGTCGGTCAGGTGCGAGGGCCAACTGACAGCTTCATCGAGGCGATTGAGACTGCGCAGGGTGCGCACGATGACCCGCTGCTGATTGCGATCAGCACGCAGGCTGCGACTGACGGCGACCTGTTTAGCATCTGGCTTGATGACGCGTCCAACGCCAAAGACAAGCGGATCGTCAGTCACGTTTACACCGCGCCAGAAGATTGCGAGATCATGGATCGCAAGGCGTGGAAGGCTGCAAACCCGGCGCTTGGTGAGTTTCGCAGCTTGAAGGATGTTCAAGACTTTGCAAAGCAGGCAGCGCGACTTCCGGCTAAAGAGAACAGCTTCCGGTGGCTGTTTCTTAACCAGCGCATTGAGGCGACAAGCCCGTTCCTAAGCCGAGGTGAGTGGGAGGCAAACAAAGCCGCGCCTCAGATCGACAGCGGGATGACGTGTTTCGCTGGCTTGGACCTGTCATCCAGCCGAGATTTGACGGCGTTCGTGATGGTGTTTCCCGACGGTGATAAGTATCACGTCGTGCCGCAGTTCTTTATGCCTTCAGACGGCATCAGAGAGCGCGCCAAGGAGGACAAAGTTCCTTATGACGTGTGGGCCAAGCAGGGCTTCATCACCTTGATTGACGGGCCTGTGATTGTTCCGGCTGTGGTTGCGCAGCACGTTGCAGAGGCGGCGGAAAACTTTGACTTGCAGTTGTTGGCATATGACCGATGGAGGATCAACGACTTCACGCGCGAGTTGGACACGATCGGCGTGCAGTTGCCGATGCAACCGTTCGGTCAGGGCTTTAAGGACATGGCACCCGCTGTGGACAAGCTGGAGCGTCTGGTGGTCGATCATAAGCTGGCGCACGGTGACAACCCGGTCCTGAACATGTGCGCGGCCAATGCGATTGCAGAGCGAGACCCAGCAGGCAACAGGAAGCTAAACAAGGCCAAGTCTATCGGTCGGATTGACGGACTGGTTGCGCTGGCTATGGCGCTGGGCAGCGAGGCTATGGTCGAGGCAGTCACGGCTTCATCGCCTTGGGATGATCCAGCGTTTGAATTGGAGTCGTGAGAAAAATACTATTCTGGAAAAATAGTTCTTGCAGAAAAATAATTTTCATGTTTATGTGTTCGAGAAGGTGGCGGTTGCAGCCGCTTAACCTTCTCTAAGCCAACCGGAATGCACGGTTGACCTGATTGCATAATGCGACAGGCGACGTGCGTCCGCAAGACAAGGATGCACAACATGGCTATCAAAAAAGCAGAAGCTGGAACACTTCACATTGACGCGCTCAAGCAGGGACGCGTTAAGCTGCGCATGATTGGATCGACGCCGCTTTACTTCAACGCAATGAGTGCCAAGGCCAAGCGGTCTTTGCTGATCGGCGGCGGCAAAAAAACCGCAGCCGAGCGCAAAGAAATTAAGCACGATCCAGAGCAAGAATACCGTGACAGCGCCTATCGTAAGCGCGACGGCGAAACCCTGCTTTGCTTCCCAGCGCCGGGCGTAAAGGGCGCAATGGCAACGGCGGCTTTGGAAACGCCTGGCGTCACAAAGACAAGCGTGCAGCGTTTGATTTTTTTGCCAGAAATGAAAATTCAAGTCTGGGGCAAGCCTTATCTCAAAATGGACGTTGTGCGATCGGCCGATATGAACAAAACGCCGGACGTTCGCACGCGGGCTTTTTTGCCTCGCTGGGTGGCAGAGGTTGATATTGCCTATGTTACGCCGACACTGAGCGCGCACAGCATTGTTTCTTTGCTGCAAAACGCGGGCGCGATTGTTGGGATCGGTGACTTTCGGCAAGAAAAGGGGCGCGGATCGTTTGGCACATTTTCGGTCGCAGGCGATGATCTTGGTGACTTCCAAGAATACTGGGATGAAATCACCGCAGAGGCGCGCGATGTGCAGCAGGCGGCGCTGGATAACCCAGAATGCTACGATGACGAAACCGAAGAACTTATGGAAATGCTGCAAGAGGAGCGCGAAAAGCGCGCGGCATGATATTGGCGGGGGCGGCTTAGGTCGCCCCACGCGGTCAAGGTAAGGCGGTCGAGGCTTGTCACGGTAAGGCAGGGCGCGGCTGGGCGCGGCTTGGCGGTCGAGGAAAGGCGGTCTTGGTGAGGTCTGTTTTGGTCGGGTGAGTTCGGGCTTGGCATGGCGGTCCACTGCAAAACAGAAAGGGAAGACAAATGGCTTTTACAAGTAAAGATCGGCAGCGCATCATTGATGGGTATTTGTCGGAGAGCGGGCGCAATATGTTTGTCGCGTCTGAGTTCATTGACTGGCTGGAAGGCCAGCCGGATCACGAAGCTTATGATTGGTTCTTTGGCATTGATGATGCCGAAGCGGCACGTCAGCACCGCATCCATCTTGCACGCAAAATGGCAAGCGGGCTTCGGATCAAAGCCAAGGTCGAAACCACGGAAGCGAATGTGGTTCAAATCACTGAGCGGGAATATCCGGCTTATGTGTCGCCAATGGCAAGTCGAAAGCATGGCGGCGGATATACGCGTTTTGATCCAGACGATCCGGAGGCAATGGCTGAATTACGCAGGCAAGGCGCGGTTGCTTTAAGGTCTTGGCTAGATCGTTATGCAGGCGCGTTTGATGAAAACGAACTGTTTGCTTTAGAGGAAATCGCTGCGCCCAAGCGCGGTGTGGTGCAGTCCGCATAAGCGGGCGCACTGGTCAAGGAAAGGCGGTCGAGGCAGGGCAAGGTAAGGCTGGGCGCGGCAGGGCGAGGCTTGGCGGTCGAGATGTGTCGTTGCGTGTTGTGTTTAGGTAAGCCATGGCGAGGTGGGCGCGGCTAAGACCGCCCTGCCTTTACCATGAGCGCCTGATGTGCTAATTTGCTGCAAACATCGAGGACGCTCGTGATGGCATTATTTGACCGCTTCCGCAAAGCGGAGACGCGCAATCTGGAAAACCCTAACGCTCCTGTCTCGGCAGAGGACTTTCTGCAAGTGATGGGTTGGGGTGAACTAACTGCGTCCGCTGGTGTGACGGTCAACACTGACACCGCTCTAGGCGTTCCTGCTGTCTGGGCTGCGGTCAACTTTCTTAGCGGCACGCTGGCTGGCCTTCCGCTGCACGTCTACCGCAAGACATCCAAGGGGCGTCAGCGCGCAACAGGTCCGCTTGAGGGCATCCTGCACGACGTGGCCAACGATAGCATGTCGTCGTTTGAGTGGCGCAAGTATATGTTCGACCAAGTGTTCACTGGCGGGCGCTGCGTGACCTATATTGAGCGCTCAGGAAGTGGCGCTGTCAAAAACTTGTGGCCGCTTGACCCGCAGAAAACGCGCGTCGAGCATCGCACCGAAGGCAAGCGTCAGATCAGGGTGTATATCTGCAATGGTGTGACCTACGCGGCAAACGAGGTCATCGACGTTCCGTTCATGCTCAAGTCAAACGGCGTTGATGTTCGCGGCCCTATCTCGACCAACCGTGACGCCATCGGTATGGCGATTGCAGCGAGCCGCTACGGGGCCAAGGCGTTCCAAAGCGGTGGTATCCCCCCTGTTGTGCTGCAAGGGCCGTTCCAGAGCGGCGCTGCGGCTGCACGGGCATCTGATGACGTGGCCAAGACCACGGCAAAGCTGGCGCGTGAGGGTCGGCCCGTTATGGCGCTTCCGATGGGCCATGAGATGAAGCAAATCGGGTTCAATCCTGAGCAAATGCAGTTGATTGAGTTGCAACGCTTCAGCATCGAGCAGATCGCCCGCATTTACAGCCTGCCGCCTGTTTTCTTGCAAGATTTGACGCATGGGACGTTCAGCAACACCGAGCAACAGGATTTGCAGTTCGTCAAGCACACGCTGAAACGCTGGATTGAGCAGGTTGAGCAGGAGATGAACCTGAAGCTGTTCCCGCGCGGTTCCAAGCAATACGTCGAGTTCAATGTTGATGGCCTTCTGCGCGGTGACTTCAAGACCCGTATGGAAGCGCACGCGACCACAATTCAGAACGCGATCCGCACGCCCAACGAGGTTCGGACTATCGAAAACATGCCTCCGGCTGAAGGTGGCGACAGTCTGATGGTTCAAGGTGCCACTGTGCCTATCACTCAACAGACGGGAAGCCCTGATGCCGACACCGAATGAGGCTATGCGCGAGGAGGCCGAACGCGGCCTTGCTTGGCGTCGTGAGTTTGGCCGTGGTGGCACTGAGGTCGGTATCGCTCGCGCGCGTGACATCTCGAATGGTAAGAACTTGAGCATGGACACCGTTCGGCGCATGAATAGTTTTTTTGCGCGCCATGAGGTCAACAAGGAAGCAGAAGGCTTTAGACCCGGTGAAGATGGCTACCCAAGCAACGGGCGCATCGCGTGGGCGCTTTGGTCTGGTGACGCAGGCCAGTCGTGGGCTAGTCGTATCTTGGCCCAAGAGGACGATGAGCGGGGCTGTGTGGACGCAGGTGATGGTTCTGTGTTACATTCGGCAAAAGATATGGAGGCCAACATGGCTCAACGTGAAATCCGCGCTGGTGCGCAGCCTCTCGAAATTCGTGAGGACGATGATCAAGCGATCCGGGTTTCCGGTTACGCGGCTGTCTTTGGTGAGGAAACAAACATTGCAGGCATGTTCACCGAGGTGATCGAGCGCGGCGCGTTTGCAAGCGCGATTGAGCGTCAGGATGACGTGGTGTTTCTTATCAATCATGAAGGCTTGCCTCTTGCGCGCACGCGGTCTGGCACTCTTCGCCTGACTGAAGATGAGCGCGGTCTATATATGGAGACGGAACTTGACGGCTCTGACCCGGATGTTCGCAGCATTGTCCCCAAGATGAAGCGCGGCGATCTGGACAAGATGTCGTTTGCTTTTGTGCCTACGCGGCAGGAATGGGACGACAGCGGCGACATGCCGAAGCGCATGATCCGCGACCTACAGTTGCACGACGTGGCGATTGTCACGACGCCCGCATATAGCGGAACAGAAATTGGTTTGCGTTCTCTTGAGGCGCACCGTTCTGAGCAAATTAAAACACAAGCAGCACGTCGCCTTCGCATGAAGGCCAAGCTGTAACAGATAACGGCGGACTCCCGCTGTTTTGCCCTTCCCAGCGCCTTGGGCAAGCGCTCGGACTGATCGTCGTGATGACAGACCAGTTCCCTTAGATGGAGGCCTAAAATGGCTGATATTAAAACCCTGCGGGAGCAAATGGCGAACATCGCCACCGAGGCCCGCTCTAAGCTGTCGGAAGTAACCGACGCAACAGACGAAGCCCGCGCCGCTGAGATCGAGCGTGAGTTTGACGCCATGATGGCAGACCACGACAAGCTGGCTGCACGCGCAGACCGCATGGACAAGGTTGAAAAAGCACTTCGCGCTGGCGATGCTGTTGACCTCGACCGCCGCCCTACTTTTGAAAACCGTTCCGCTCCCGCAGTGGACGAAGGTTTCAAAATGGACTACCGCGCTGCGTTCGCTGAAATGATCGCTGCTGGTGGTGAAGGCTTTGTTGACCACGAAGTGCGCAATGTTCTCAAAGAGCATCGTGTGCAAACTGGCGGCACCACGACTGCTGGTGGCTTTACTGTCCCAACGGAACTGGCGACTTTCATTGAAAAAGCGATGATTGCCACAGGCCCGATGTATGGCAACGACCTGTTCACCGTTATCAACTCCGCCGATGGCCGCACGTTCAACATCCCAACTGTTGACGACACTGCTGTCACCGCAGAGGCTCACACAGAAGGCACGCAGCCAACCGACGACGGTGGCAAAGACGTGACCTTCGGTCAGAAGTCGCTTGGCGCGTTTGCCTTCGATTCTGAGTGGCTTCGTTGGTCCGCAGAACTGAACGCAGACAGCATCATGAACATGGAAAGCCTGCTCGGTGAGTTGCTTGGTGAGCGCCTTGGCCGCATCGCCAACAGCAAGCTGACAACTGGCTCCGGTTCCTCGGATGTTGAAGGCATCGTGACCAACTCGGCAGAAGGTAAAGTTGCAGCCGCAACCAACGCCATCACTGCTGACGAGATCATCGACCTGATCCACGCTGTCGATCCTGCCTACCGCTCCTCGCCCAACACTGCGATCATGATGGCGGACGCCACCTTGGCCGCTGTGCGCAAGCTGAAAGACGGCGACGGCAACTACCTCTGGCAGATGGGCAACTATCAGGCTGGCATCCCGCAGGGCCTCTTGGGCTACAGCATCGCTGTCAACCAAGCGATGGACAACGTGGGTTCCGGTGTTGACTCCAAGGTCATGCTGTTCGGTGACATGTCGAAGTTCTACGTCCGCAAAGTGGGCGCACCTTCGCTCTACGTTGCACGCGAGCGCTTCGCACCAGACTTCGGTATTCTCGGCTACATCCGCTTCGACGGTGTGCTGACGAACACCGCAGCCATCAAGCACCTCGCACTGGCCGCTGCCTAAGGTCAGCTTTTCGGTGGGGCGGCAAGTTCGCCCCACTTCCCAAGCTGACCCAAAGGAGGCAGATCATGCCAAAGGTTAAATTGCTCACCTCGATGGCTGGCATCAATTTTTCGCACAACGTTGGCGATGTGATTGACTGCAACGCGGCAGAGGCCCAACGCTTTGTCGCGGCTGGTATCGCTGAGGCTGTCGCAGCACCCGCTGCCAAGGTTGAGCGCGCCGTTAAGAAAACGACCACGCGCAAAGCGGTCTCTGAGGAATAGAAACCATGCAGCCATTGCAGAATTTCAACGCATTGCAGCTTGTCACGGCACCAGCAACGACGCCGATAACGCTTTCTGAGGCGAAGGAGCAGTTGCGCGTTGAAAGTTCTGACGATGACGTGATTTTGACCCGTCTGATCAACGTGGCTGTGGCTTACACCGACGCCAAGGGCGCACTTGGGCAAGCAATGATTACGCAGACTTGGGGCCAGTGGATTGGGCCAAACCCAACGCAGAGCATCCGCCTGACGCTTGGGCCAATCCAATCGGTGACTGCGGTTAAGTATTACGACGTTGATGGCGTTTTGCAGACCGACACCTTGAGCAATTATGAGG